AATACTACCCCTCCTAATCAATCTTTATTGGAAATGTTAAGTCCTGACGCTTTAAAAGAGTTTACTGAAAAGTCAAGTGATTTTAGAAAACTAGGAAAAGCTGAAAATATAATAATTACTAAAAATGGAAAGATTATTGATGGTCCAATTGCATTTCAACCTAGAGGCGATGGTCAATATGTAAATGCTAAAGGAGAAACTGTTGAGCAAGCATATGGGCCAGGAGTAAAATGGCGTGTTGAAAAAAAATCAGGTGTAACAATACACAACAACCCTGAAGGATTAACGGAAAGTGCGTACGATAAACAATTTGGAGAATCAGCAGCAAAAGAAGACGTAGCTTTTGTTTCAGAACAATTATCTGCTGAAAATTACGATGCTTTAGAAACAACATTATTATCCACTAGAGATGCTTTAGATTTGGTAACAGAAAATCCGACAATTTTTGGTGCATCAGCAGCAGTAAATGTGCCTTTAGCTAAGTTTGGAATAGGGTTAATGAACGCTTTAGGTGTTTCAGAAGGTGATCTAGCAAGAAGAAAATTAGAAGATACTTCTATTGGTGCTGATGAAGCTAGAAGATTAACTATGAATTTTGTAAAGGAACGGTTTGAAGCTACTAAAGGAGCCATTTCAGATAAAGAATTTCAAGAGTTTATGAAAAGTGTACCAAATATACTTTTGGAACCAGACGGTTATAAAATAGTAGTAACAAAATTACGAAATTTAACTGCTGCTAAATTAGCTATGATAAACGAAGCAAGAAGCATTGCAGCAGAATTTGGTCCTAATTCAAAAGAAACTGCTAAAAAACGATATTCTGAAGCAAATAAATTATTTGGCAGAAGTAGAAAAACATTTCAATTTTTTGATGGTTTTGATGTACAAAACATGAGTCCTGAACAAACTCAATTAATAACTAAAATTCTATCTGATAATATTAGTTTAGACGATGACAAAATAAATAGAGATTTTTGGAATGACAGAATTTCATACGTTGCGTCATTAAAAGGTGGAGCAACTCAAATAGTATCTTACGACAAATTAAAAGAGATTTGGTTAGACGGAAGAAAAAAGGGAACAACAAAATTATCGTTTAAAAACTGGACTAGAGAAAGGTTTTCTAACAAAAATCTAAAAATTATTGCAAAGCAACAAGGAAATTAAAATGGCTACCACTCCTTTAACATACGATCTTTTTGAAGACGCACCGCCATTAGCTGATCCAGACAGTGTTAATTTAGATGATGCTTCTGAGTCTAACAAAGCGTCTCCTGAACTGATAGATTTTTTTGATGAGATGCAAGAAGAAAACATTAAGGACGTTAGTGAAAATCAAAATCATTGGACTGATGTTATTACTGCTGGAGGTCTTAGGATGGTTGCTGGACCCGTTCAAGCCCTTATATCGGAATTGGAAAGAGCAGGAAAACTTCCGGAAAACAGTACAGTTGATTTTACTAATAAAGTAAATCAAATGGAAACTGAACATTTAGTAGATCCTACAACAACGGAACAAATTTTTAGGGACTTAGTAGCTGAATTAATACCTATATCCGTTGAAACAATAGTGTCAAGAGGTAAAAGTATTCCAGCAACTATGGGCATTGCAGGAACAAGTGGAACGGTTTCTGGTTATTTGAGATACCAAGAAAACCCTGATCTGGTTATGAGTCGAGTAAAACGAGGCACAGACGCACTTATAGGTGGTGGAACAGGAACAGCTTTGGCGGGAGGTTTTTCTGCGGTTGGAAGACTGTGGGATAGTATAAGAGGTAGTCGTTCAGGAATTGAAGTATTTGGTGGCAGTGGTGCTGATTCTGTACCTAAACCTGAAGTAACTGAATCTATGTACGAAACAGGAAGGGAAGCTGTAGAAAGCGGATTACAAGTAACTCCAGCAACCGCTTCAGGAACTCCTTTGTCTCCTACAGGTGATCCTAAAATGTTAGCGGATGAAGCAGCTAATATATCAAAAACAGGAAGTGAAGGAGAAAGAAAATTAACTGACGCTGCTATGTCCAATAGAGAACAAGTAGATGTATTTTTAAATGATTTAATAAAAGATATAGATAGTTCTGTTTCTGATGCTAATGGATTATATGAAGCAGCGAAAAAAATGCCTCCCATGATTGATGTTAGGGCTTGGGTCAGGAGTGATCCGGTTTTATCAAAATCACTAGCTAATATGTTAAAAAATAAAAGATATAAATTACTGTGGGATAAAAGTCCAAGGGATTCGGAAAAATTTTTATTGTTTAGAGATTGGTTGCAGGACACAACTGAAGGAGGAAAATATTATCCTGGTCCAGCACAAGGAGCAATAGCTAAAGAAAATCAAAAAAAAGTTATTGAGTTAACAAAACGAATGAGAAAATCCAATCCAGTTTTAGACCAAGCTATGATTCTTTCTCAGAAAAATAAAATTGTTGAAGATTTAAACAGAGCTATTATTGATAAAGTAGGAAACAAAACTCTTGACAACATTAACGCTTATGATGTAATTTTAGGAGCAGTTGAAAATCCAGACATTAAACGCTCTGTAGCAAATATGGTTGATAAAAAAGCAAGAAAAGAGGCTTTACAACGTATGGCGTTTTTAAGAAAAATGCTTCCTGCGTTAAAACAATTTGAGAATCTTGCTAATAGAACAGTCCAAAAAACACCTGACGAACTTGCAGCAAGAGGAGGGGCAGCACCAGCAGCTTTTTATTCCGTAATTAATGCTGTAGGGATACGAAAAAGTAATAAAATGGTTGACTTTATTTTAAATCCTGGTTGGTCTTTACGTTTTAAAGAGCCTTCTTTTCCTTCTTTTTCTGATAAATTAAAAGGTCCATTGTACGATAGGCAAGGAAAAATAACAGCGGAAGGAGAAGAACTAGCTAAAAAATTAGGAATTGTTTTAGACAGTATTGTTAATCAAGTTGCTCCTGGATTTTTTATAGACGATACTGTTTATGATAAAACAGCGTATTCTAAAGACACAAGTAAACAAAAAAGAGCTTGGGCAAAACTTGAAAAATCTGGAAACTTAGATCGTTTTGCACAAGCTAATCCGGAAGCCTTTGAAAAATTAAGAAGGGCTAATACAACAAGAGCTATGGTTTAACTACTCAGGTTCAAACTCTATAATACCTCCGTTATTCAAATAACTAATAGCTCCCATAACACCCATAAGTTTAGCCATTTGTTTAACTTCAGCTTCCACTGACTCCACTACTGACGGATGATCCGCTGTACCACTAGGGCTTTCCGTCAGTACCTGAATGTTCAGCCTATGTCTGTCCAGTTGGTACATACAGGTCTGGGTTATGTTCTCTATGACTTCCTCCTTAAAGCAGGGCTTGCCGCCAGTGATTTGCTTAAGTGTCATTTTGTTTCCTCCTGAGATCAGCTACAGCCGCCTTAATAGCGTCTTCAGCTAATACACTACAATGAATTTTAACGGGTGGTAAAGAAAGCTCCTGTGCAATCTCAGAGTTCTTAATGTCCTCTGCTTCACTGAGTTTTTTACCTTTGACCCATTCCGTTAATAATGAACTGGAGGCAATAGCAGAACCACAACCATAAGTTTTAAACTTGGCATCCTCTATTACCCCCTCGTCATTCACCTTGATCTGTAGTTTCATTACATCACCACAGGCAGGTGCACCAACCATACCAGTTCCTACAGCTTTGTCCTTCTCATCCAGTTTCCCTACGTTTCTAGGGTTATCATAATGATCTAAAACTTTATCGCTATAGCTCACAAGCTCCTCCAACACAGGCTAATGTCTGTGCTCCTTCAGTAGTATCAGTTTCTTCAGTTATGTCCCACTTAAATTCAGTAGGAAATCCCTTAGTCATCTTAGTGTACTGCTCCTTGGTTATTTGTTCATAAGGTGCTTGCTCATAGGTATGATCTGAATAAGGTAAAAAGGAAATACCTGAGACAGTATCAAAGTTATTAAACACCCAATCTCCTATACCTAAGAACTCATCGTCCCTGTAGTACACAGTAATGCTAGGTTTGTGTTCACACCAATGCTCCTGATAAATAGACCATAGTTCTAACTGGTCCATTCCTTTTTGCTCAGAAGCCAACACAGCGTCCTTAGGGGACTTTTTAGGGAAACTAAATACCTTGGTAGAGGGTGACGTTACATCCACCTCAGAAGGCACTCCAGCGTCCTCCAGGACGTTACACAAAGGATCTCTCATGTCAGCCCTGACTCTCCTGATGTAATACTGACTATAACGTGGATGAATACCACTAGCACTATCTACTAACTGGGATACAGTACCACTGGGCTTAACACAGGTTATAGCCGCTGACTGTGCAATACCTAGACGTTTAGACCATGCTTTGTTAGTTTCAATAGCTTCATCCTTTAATGCTTGCAGCACCGTAGGTAAGTTTTTATTTTTTAAGTTCATTAAAGAGCTATCAAGAATACCAGTTAAGGACACTCCTAATAGTGCTTCTTCCTGAGTATTGTTTTGCCATACTTTTCTTAAGTATCTAAAGTCTGTAAGGGTTGCTTGGAGAGTTCCAAGGATAGTTGCATAACGTACTTTTTGTTTGAGACTTTGAAATGTATCTCCTTCCCTAACAACGACTTCGGATAAGTTACAAAACTGATTGGGTCTGAGGATGATTTCCGAACAGGGATTAGTCCCGAAATCCCATTCAGCATCTCTTCGACCATTTCTTGCAGCTTGCTTCTGGCTTGCCACACGGCTAAAGATTCCACGCTCTCCTGCTCTTGATTCATACAAACTCCCCCATTCATTTAAAAATGCACCAAAATCGGGCTTTTCAGTATAACAGGCTGAGTTATTAGATAAACCTCTTTGTGGTTCATCGACCCACCACTGTCCATGTTTAGCTCTACGGATTCTATCGTCAGTTAAATTACTTAAACTGATAAGGGCTGATCTCCTGACTCCTCCGACAACGACAACTTGTGCAATTTTACAGCAAAGATCGTGGCATTCAAGGGAGTTAAGTTTTCTGCCAGCAGAGTTTTTAAAGACGCTAACTGTAAATTTGAACAAGTCAACAAGTGGTTCAGGGCCAGACGCTCTGCCTCCAAATGTTTTGAGCGGGGAACCCGAAGGTCTAACTCCACTGATGTCCCATTTGGGTAACTGACCTGAATAGAGCAACGACACCAGTTCCCTGTACGATTTCGCCCATCCAATTTTTGAGTCTGCAACGTGTATGATAGTGTCGGTGTCATGGAAATCCTCCGCTACTTCAGGCAGTTTATTAATGTACTGACGTTCCACACTAAACCCTACTCCTGTGCCACACATTAGTATGTACATCATCTCGTCAAAGGCTCTAGGGCTATCTATGGTAATGTAGGAACAATTGAACCCTGCTACATTGTCACGATCCAACGCATCACCAGCAGTCATTAAAGCCCTCATGGAAGGCATTACGTCCATATCATAAATAGCTTTTCTTAACTCTTCCGCTTCCCCTGTTTTAAATTTAACTCCTCTTTTTTTCCAGAAACCCATGTACCTGTCTATCGTTTCGTCCCATGTTTCCCTACGGGTTTCAGTAGGTATATAACGGGCGTAACGGCTCTTGTGGATGTACTGTTGATAGCTATCCATAGTTAAATGTATTCTCCTCAATTAGTTTTTTTAAGTACCATTCGGCCTTCTTAAGATCCTCAATACCATTTTTATATTTATACCTATGGAGGTACTTAGTTACATTGCCCTCAAGGTAATCTGAAAACCCGTCACCTAGTTGTTGTTTTATGTACTCAATAGCTTCAAGTCCACCTTTATTGTAATGTGGTGGATGATTTACATTGTCTTCCTGGTTTTCCTTTGGAAACATAGTGTTGTCCAACGCACTGTCCGAAGGATGGTACAGTTTACCTGTAATAGTTTTAGATTTCTGTGCAGACATTAAACAATCCTCTTTTTTATCCGGTCCTCGAAATGCTTTGTCCCACTCTTGAGGTGTAGCATTATTTATGCTCATAAGACTTTACTGCTGTAATCCATTAATGATACATACCATAAACATAATAGAACCGCTACGACACCTAATGCTATTTTATTATGAAATTGCATAACTTACTCCCAATAACCGTTTTGGTATTTGTCGGGTAACGTATCTCTGTCAACTAACTCATCAAAATCCTCGATACACACATCAATATCATCTTCATCATTCATGTTTCCATCTCCTCTATTTCCAGTTGTAATTTTTCAATACGGTTAATTACTTTATCTTCAAATCTGTCAACTAACTCTTCAGAACTAATATCTAATAACTCTATTATATCATCTATTTCGTATCTAGTCAACAGTTTTTCTCTTAATTCATCTAGTGTGTACATAATTCATCAACTCCTCCACTTGACTAACGGAGAAATATTTGAACTTCTCCTTATCACACCATTGAGCCATTGTCATCTTAGATCCTTTTCTTACTTTCTTGTTTGGATCACTTAGGACAAACACTAATTCAGCGTCCACTGTATCCCTTATGGACTTGTACTTTAGTGTATCTCCAGCCCTAAAATAACCTTTACATTCAATCATAAGTCCACTGGTATGTACAAAATCAGGTTTGTATTTACGATAAACCGTATAAGGTACATCAAAAGGTTCATATTTAAACTCTCCTTTGGGAACTACTGTTGCAAATGTTTTCTCAAGTCCGGAACGATACACGCTACGCAACTTCCTGTAATTGGATTTCCGGTACTTTCGGCTCATTCTTTACCACTCCTAAAAATCTTGGTCCTGTTGAATACTTAAAAGCCCTAAGATTAGGCCAACATGATTGCTTAAACTGACAATAAGAACACCCCATACTTAACTTCATATTGCCTGAAGAACCATCAGGTATCAATTCATAGCAATGCTCCGGTGCTTCCTCCTGTTCCACAACTTTCTTAATTGTTTCCATTCGTTCTTCTATATCATAATCCATGTACTTATGTACTGGAGCTTGATTGTCCTCCAGGTCGTATTGAAGCACCTCCAAGTATCCGTTCTGTTTGTCCATAGCTAACCAAGCTATCTTGGTGTCACCTTCAGAATGTGCATATGCTTTTAGCTGTGCTACATAACCAAAGGGATCATCCATAGCCAGTGAGCCGTCCTTGAATTTCTTGAATCCATAGGTACTTGTGGACTTAACGTCAACCAATGTACCGTCAATGCGACAGTCCATGTGGCCTTTGACTCCAGCTACTTCACAAACTTTCTGTTCTCCTTCAACCTTATGTCCTGACAACTTGACAAAACATAATAACATTTCCTCAATCAAATGACCGTACATGAATTTAACTAATGTATGAGGTAATATTCGTTCTTTAGGAACTCTGTTAATAGTGTTCCACAAGTAACGAAAACCTTTGCCACTAGCGGATAATCTAAGTCCTGACCTAGTATAATCCTTGTTGACAAATTCCTTACGCATTAGTTTTTTTACGTTTTCACCAAATTCCTCAATCACTTGTTCAGCGTCAACGTCCTGTGGTACACGTTTGTACATCATCAATTTATAGATGTCCTGAACCAATGTATATATGTTTTTCATGTTCTATGCTCCACCCACCAGCATTTTCTAGTGGCAGGGTTAAAACCTAATCGTTGAACCCCTAGTTTTTTTTGTTCTTCAGTTCTTTGTCCAGGAAGGTCAGTAGGGTTAATGTCCGTCTTTGTCCTATATTTTGGATTTCCGGTTTTAACGTCAACCAAAATAAACTCTCCTGTTTTTCTACTCCAGACAATAATGTCCACAGGACCATCGCTGCCATAGTTCCTAAATGCTTCGTACCCTTGGTCCCATAACCAAGTTACTGCATAGAGTTCTGCAAAGTCTCCTTTACGGTTACATGACATTTCATCATTAGTGAGTTTCCGACCAATTACTTCCGACATGATATTCCCCTATGTTTACTTTTTATAATCAATGTGTCTTATAATTCTTGATCCGTCTCTTTTATCTCCTGCATAAAAGACAAAACCTAATTTTTCTAGTTCGTTTGGCCTAGAAGTTATGGAACTAGAAGGCATCTCAGGAAAGCGTTTAGTCATTTCTCTAATTGTTATTCCTTTAGCTCCTGCTTCCTCAATTAAATTTAAAACAAAAGTTCTGCTTTTAGATAAATTAATAGAATATGCTGCTTCTTTACTTGTTTTTGGGTCAGTTTTTCTATGTAATTTATGTGGACTTATGTTGTCAAATATATTTTGTTGTTTCATCTCAGTGTGTTTCAGACCAGTTATTTCCGACATGATATTCCCCCGTTAGTGGGCATCTAAGATCAAAATGCAAACCTGCCGCTTCAATACATGACACAGCTAAGTGACCAAACTTGTCAGCTTGATCCGCTTGAACTTCAGTTTGTATTTCGTCATGGATGTTTCCCACAAATCTATAGTTAATTTTCCATTCCCTAGCAAACTTATCCAGCAGTATCAGTGCTTGCTTCATTACAATAGCACCTGCCGCTTGGAGTAAAGTATTAAGGCTTGCATGTTCTGACCTAATTTCGAGACACCTTCCGTCAAGTCCTCTAATAGTTCCTGAACTTCCTCTTTTTCTAATTCTGTCTTGTAAATCAGCGAGTGCTGGAGTGGAAGCAAGGAATCTTTTTCTAAGTTCAGTGCCTCGACTTCTACGTCCTCCGACAAGTTTTCCAAGTTTTTCATCACCTGCCCCGTAAAGGAAAGCATAGATAAAAGTTTTTGATGTATCTCTATCTGGAAGTCCTGCTGCTCTTTGGTTAACTGTGTGGATGTCTCCATTAACTATCTCCTTAGTGTACTCTGGATCTTTCATATAATGTGCAAGCATCCTTAATTCCAAACCTGATGCGTCCACTCCTACTAATTTATGACCCACAGGAACAGTCCAACAACTCCTGCACTCTTTACCAAACGGGCTATAGCTAGCAGGTGTTTGGGCAAGATTAGGTTTAGAGTGTGTCATACGTCCGGTTACTGCTCCGTTTGTATTAACATATCCTCTAACTCTACCGTCATGTTCCATTGCATCAACCCATGATTTAACTTGAGCAATCCTTTTTTGAACCAAAATATATTCCGCTATCATTTTGGCTTCCGGTATGCCTTTGACCTTAGACAAAGTAGCTTCATCCACAATAGGTTGGCCTGTTTCCGTAAAAGTCTCAGGTTTCCAACCAAATCGTTTTAAATGTACGCCAATCTGTTTTCTGGAGGCTAGGTTAAACGGTATGGCTTCTATCCTGCTAAACTCACCACATACATCCTGCCAGCTATCACCCAAAAACTTCAGTCCTACTGTTGACAGGTTTCCGTCCTTCTTGTACTTAGGTTTCACCTGTTTAACAAAAGTAGGTAGAGGTTTGAAAGTTTTATGTACTTCCTCCTCCAAAGCAAATTGTTTCTCCTTTAGTTCCGCTAACAGATCAAATGCCTGACGCTCATCCAAGAGCCAACCATTGCGAATCTGTTGCTGTATTATGAATTGAACCTTATGCTCCAGATCAATGCTTTCCTGAGAAAAATCACTCATTTCAGTCATCAGTTTATAGTGGGTATATTCAGTTACTGTTACGTCCTGAATACAGTAATCAATCATTTCCTCAGTTAACTGTGACCAATCACTATAATCACCCTTTGGGAAGCTCAAACGCTCACCCCAAGACCTCAAACTGTGTCCTCCTTCTCTGGATGGGTTAGACAACCTGGATAACACCAAAGTATCTATTACCCTCTCAGGCTCCACAGAAACGCCCCAGAGCGATTTTAGCACAGGGAGGTCGTACCCTATTAGATTATGTCCAACTACGCTCATACGGCCTC